TTAGCGGTTCAACGCCCTGACATAGGCCTGACAGGCCTGCAGGGCGATCAGTCCCCGGTCGCCGGCATCGGTGATGCCGACAATTCGTTGAGCATGCGCCGGGTCAAGTCGGGCTCGCGGGGCTCCATGAACCAGGCCGCCGGTGGCGGCGGTGGCAGGCACTGAGCAGCCGGTGGCGCTGTCGTGGGCGTCAGGGAGGACTGACAGGCGCAGATCAGCAGTGGCAAGACGGTCGCGCAGGCGAGCTTGATCACGTTGTGCATCGCTCAAGGCTCGGTAATGGGTTTGGTCGCTGGCTTGCAGCTGTTGCTCCAGGGCCAGGCGTTTGTCCTGTTCGTCCCGCTGCCGGGCAGCGGCCGCCAGGTTCAGTTGATTCAGCGCTTCACCGTGCAGCCTGGCCTGCTCCGCCAGTTGCCAGCCAAAACGCCACTCCTGGACCTGCCAGGCCAGCGTCCCCGCGACGCCGGCCACCATGGCCAGCAACACGACGACAGCCATTGCCCGGTAAGACAGCGGCATCAGGCCGAAGGCTGGCATAACACCTCCCGCGCCCGCGCCCAGAGTTGCAGGCGGTCCTCCAGCCCGTTCAAGCCGCCGTTGATACGACGGGTGATGCTGTTGAACTGGTCGCGGTCGGCCAGTTCATTAAGGCCGTTCTGCTGCCAGAACCAGGCGGCCGACTCGGCGGCCCACTGCGGTTGTTCCAGCAATTGCGGCAACGCCAGCAAACGCTCGTCGCCGAACAGCCCGAGGCTGCATTGCCGGTAATTGTCACTACCGGTGACCTGGATCAGACCACGGCCCCGGTATTTCTGGCCGTCGCCATCGGCCTCCGGGGTATTGCCCAGACGGGCCGCCAGGCTGCCGGTGTCGTATTTGCTCAGGTACTGGTCATTGCCCAGCTCCCGCACATAACGCAACTGCCCCGACTCATGACCGACCTGCGCGAGAAAGGCGGCCATGCGTTTGGGGGTGTTGATATAGCGGTGCGCCATGGCGGTGTTAAGCGCAGAAACAAAAACGCCCGCTTGGGAGCGGGCGTTGGGCATGATGCGTTGAATCATTTCAAGGGTGACAGGCATTTCACTCTACCTCCTCTGCATCGAGGACGTTCGGAACAAACAGGGTCATTTACGCTCCTGGAGAACACTTTCAAGCCAGGCTGGCTCGACAGGTCGATATTCAGCGTCCGGAAAGTCAGCAGCTGAAGGCCAGTCCCGCAACGCCTGCCTATAAGCCAGCAGCTCCTTGAACTGTTCGGTATTCAACGTCGTCCCTTCACCCATTTCCAATTCTTCGTTGTCACGAATAACCAGCCACTGAGTCGACTCCAAAATCTTGTTACGCCAGGCCCTTTCAACCTCAGGAGTATTTTGGGATGCCGAGGAAATACGCTCGGGAAAACCTTTGCTATTCAGGGATAAAACGGTACCAGGCAGTGCTTCTATTACCAGTGACTCATAGTCTTTATCACTGATCACGAAGGCATCTACTGGAATATTTTTCCCGTGCAGTTCTGAGTTATAGAAACCGAAAGTTTCAGGAGAAAAATAATACATATTCAATACCCTATGCCAATAACCCGGGCGGCGATAGTTTGCGACGGCCAATCGGGGCAACGTACATTAATGCCGGTAAGACTACTTGTTCCCGGAAGATTGCAGACCGTTAGAAAGGTTCCAGAAGCTGTCCCTTCATGAGTGGCAACTGCAAGAAAACGCGCATTGGGAAATGCCAGAGGCCAAGGGTTGTACTCACCGTAGCTATTATTGGCAGTCTGACTTGCATTCCCCGTGATCCATTGAATGATCAGGCCGCCCATCCATGAAGGAAAAACAATGTACCCGGAAGCCCCCATTCTTATCAGAAAGCCCAATCGAAGCTTTTTAGGAGTCACGACAGAAGTGTCACTTGCACCGGCATTGATTTCCGCCTGCGAAGCCACTTTGGCAATACCTGCGATAGACTCCGATGCCTGGGCCAACTTCTTGGCAATAGCCTGAAACACGCGTAATGGCGACATGGTTTTTGCAGTATTGATTCCGGTTTCCGCCTCTTCCTGAGTAGCCAGATTTTCACTTTGTTTCTTTGAAATCAAAGCAGAAATCGCCGCTTTCAGTTGCGAATTGTCAGACTCATTCGGCGTATCCCCTGCTGCTCGAATAACCTCCAGAATTTCCTGTGTAACAGCATTCCCCCAATCAGCCGGAATCAAAGACCCTGGCATACCCGTGAGGGGATTTTCATCGACAAACTTTCCATTCACCAAACCGGCACTCGGCATACTCTTCGGGTAGTCCACTGTCTAGCCCTCCTACAAATTAAACATAAAAACTTCAGCATTCGGCAAAGCCCGACACAGAACCGAAAAACTCAAACGGACTCGGTCATCTGCACCGGCTTTCTCACCCTCTTTCTTTTCACCGTCGCTCCTGTAGTGCCGGAAGTCATTCGCAGCACGGGGCGATCTGTGACGGCAGGAAACTTTCGGGATTTTGGCCAGCTGCGCAAATCGCAGCGATAGGCTTGCAGGGCGTTGTAGTCGGCATCGGACAAGGTGGTGGCGGCTTGAGACTCAAGCTCATCACGATGTCTGGCGACCAGCGCATCGCTCTTGAGCAACTCCGAGTCACGCCAGGCGCGTTCAATTGAAATCAATTGTTCAGGCGAGGGGCCGGCAGGGTCGACAAGAATGGGGGCGCCGTTGTCATTGACCGCAATCCGCTTGCCCACGCCCTGCCCGGCAAAAAGTTCGGCGTATTCAGCCTGGCTGATTTCCACCGCGCCTTCTGGCGGGGCCTCGTTCGCAGAGGCGACAACATCGAAACCAAGGGTTTTCGCAAAGAAATAAATCTTCATGGTTACCGCCCCCAAACCAATACGCGACCAGATATGCCCGAGTTCACTCTGATGGTTCCACCAACCTCGACCCATCTGGCCCGGGCGACAGCTGTTGACGTGCTCGATGACGTTACGTCGAATGACCAGACGGTAACGTTGCCTCCCCAGCCTGGCGGATGACCTTCATCAGCGATGCCTCCCAATATGGCATTGGGAAACTTTATGGGCAGTGACAGAGACATGACCCCATTGGCATCGGTTCCACCCATCGCCCATTGCATGATCAGCCCGCTCGGGTACTTCTGATAACCCGCCGTCGACAACTGAGCCCCATACAATGCTGAGTACTTGAGGCTCGCCGTACCATAAACGGTCCAGACTCCCCACTCCCGGACCAGATTCGCACTTTCACCACTGCTCATCACAATGGAGTTCAGATAGTTCCCTTGTGGACTGATCTGCGCACCGCTCTTGCTAGCCACGGTCACCTGCGCGCTACTACGACAATGCAAGCTAATCGTCGCGCCATCTGGAACAGTCGAGACATCCGGCAGGGTGACGGTAAAGGCAGTAGTCCCACCCAGGCCGATCGAACAACCGACATCGGCAATGGTCAGTTGCGTGCTTTCCGATATTCCTCGAGCGCTGGAGTAATTACCCAGCGCGCGCTGTACAAACTCTGGAGTAGCGACCGAGCGACTCACGTCAAAACGAGGAGGTGTAGAAAAGAGCGTTGAACTGCGTAATGCACCCAGCAGTTGATCATTCGCCCCCTCGTCCGGCGTCATGCCCGCCGCCTGAACTACGCCGAGAATTTCCTGGGTAACGCTATTCCCCCAACTTGCCGGAATAAGCGAACCAGGCGTGCCGGCCAGCGGGTCGTCATCAACAAACCTTCCATTCACCAGCCCTACACTGGGCACACTCTTTGGATAATCCAAGGTCTTGCTCCTGATAATAAATTCTGTTGGCCCACCTGCGGACCAAGGCCATGCAGCGGCCAACTGCACGCCTATAAAAAACGCCCGCTTGAAGCGGGCGTTTTTTATTGATGAGCGCAACGCAGATAAATATGCCCCTGATCCATTTGAAATAAACGCAGCACTCGATCAATCGGCTGTATGGAAAAAACTCACTGACCACTCTGGAACCGACGGACGGGCGGTCATCTCGGGAAAGCTATCGGAGGCGGGCCAATCGCGCAGTGCCTGGCGATACTCGAGCAACTCCAGATACTGTTTCGCCGTCAGCGTCGTGCCCCGTCCCAGCTCCTGTTCATCCCGATGGCGGGTTACCAGCCATTGGCTGTCCGTCAACACGGACTGGCGCCATTTGCGCGCCTGGTCCGGAGCATCCTCCTCAGTCGCCTTGCCCCGTACTTCGGAAGCAAACGCCACTGCTGCCGCCACGTCCACCACGGGGGAAAGCGGCGCAACCTGTTCGGGAAGGTGGATCGGCTTCCCCAGCTCAACCTCGACACCCTCAGGGACAGCGACCATCGAACTGAGAAAATCCGTGGCAAACAGCTGGGAAATCATGAAGCTGCCGGTCTCGATCAGCTCGACGACAACGTCGTCTTCGACTCGTGCATAGAGGGCCATTATTCGTACTCCCAGATTTCACAAAAGGCATTGCCGCCGGCGCCACTGACATATGAAGCAGATGGATTGCTCGAGCAGCTGCCGCTGCCGCCGGAACCTCGTTGTCCCGCATTGCCATTGCCATTCACCCCGTTGAAGGGGCCGCCGCCATCGAATGGACTGGCAGCCCCCCATCCGGAAAGCAGGCCCCAATTGGGATTACTCATCGCATAACCACCCGTTGCACCACGCGCATTGGCAAGGTTGCCACCCGTTACGACCTGGCCACCCATGCCGCCCTGGACAAATCCAGGGGTGTTCGACACGAAGGTCAGAATCTGGCCCCCTCCTCCCCCTGCGGCGCTCATGAGGCTGCCAAACGACGCTGCGCCTCCCGCGGCCCCCGCGCTGGTTCGAGCGGCCCCACCGGCGCCCAATGAGACGGGCACACCCGCCAACATTTCCGCAGTCACGTCGTAAAGACTCTCCGCATAGGCACCAGCCCCTCCGCCACCGCCCAGGCTTTGATAAGTGGCCGCTACCGGCGGACAACCGGCACCGGACCCTCCCGCACCGACCAGGCGGACCCGAATACGCCTGGCCTTGGGGTTGGGGCGATAGACCGTGACGCCAACGGTGTCGAACTGCTTTACCGCCAACAGGCGCCCGCCAGCATCAGTGATGCCATATCCACTCAAGGTGGTTGGAGTGTTCTTCAGTTTGGTGAAGTCGACCAGTGCGGCAATCGCCAGCGCCAACTGGTCGTTTTTCGCTTCATCCGGCGCCAGGCCGGCAGCCTTGATGACATTCAGGATTTCTTGCGTCACCCCGTTGCCCCAGGCAGCGGGAATCAGCGATCCCGGTGTGCCCGACAGAGGATTCTCATCGACAAACCAGCCATTGACCAAGCCAACGCTGGGTACACTTTTCGGATAATCCATATCATTGCCCTGCGATCCCCCTTGCTCAGGGAGCTCTGTGCGAAAAGCCGCTCACTTTGCAGTGAGCGCCATAGCATGTTTATGAAAGACAGGCCCGACAGAGACCTGCTCAGTCGCTGGCAACCTTGCGAATCGCCTCGATCGCTGCCTCACATAGGTCTTTCGCAGCCTCCTGCTTGCCCTTGCCGGCCTGAGCCCGAATGCGCTCTTTTGCCTGCAAGCGCAGCGTGCGAAGTGCGAGCAGCTTGCTGCTGAGCTCGGCCGCCTTGTCGAGAATCTGGTCGGCCGCTTCCCTGGCGGTACGGCCTTTCACCCCCCAGGCGCTTACAGTGAGGGGCACCGCCTTTTTCGGGTACCCGGCCTCCTTGAACGCCTGGGCGTCACTGGCGGCCTGGGCATATTCCATGGCACGCAGCGGGTCGCCGCCGAGTATCTGCCGGGCGGTGTCAGCCTCCGCGTCCACTCGCCGGCAAAGTTGCTCCGCTTCCTGTTCGGCGATGGTCTCGGCCTTCAGGGAGTCCAGCGACCACTGGCTACCGTCCCAGTAATGAGCAACGGAGGGTGGAGGTCCATCGACCCGAGTCAGTTCGCCATCCAGCACGAAATGCAGCGCGTCTTTCTGTTTCCATTGCTCGGCAGTGACTGGTAGCACCTTCATGGCCGGAGCGGGGGCGGCATAGGCGAACTGTTCGAGGTCCTGCCAGTCGATGACTGTTCCCGAGGTCACGCAATAAAGAATCTGTTTGCTCATGTTTTCACCACTCGATCAGCATGAAGCCTGGTGCACCGTTGCCACCTGGCTGGGCAAGGCCGGCACCCGCGATGTAATAGCCGCCAGCTCCGCTGCCCCCAGCGCCATAGCCAAAGGCGGGCTTACCCGCTAACCCGGAAGATGTCCCAGACCTAGCAATGCCCCCACCTGCGCCATAAGGACCACTTGCCCCAGCGCCGCCGATGCCGGCGACCGTGTTGGATGACACATCCGTGGCATCGCCTCCGGCCGGAAACCCTGGCCCTCCCAAAGCCCCCGGAACAAAACCCGGCATATTGACCCCGGAACCAGCACCGCCCCCGCCAGACAGCGACAAAATCGCCCCCGCCGAGCCGACCAGCGTGTTACCGCCACCGGTGGCGAGAGCCGCCCCACTGGCCCCCATACCGGCCGCCCCAATAACCACGGGAATGACCTGCCCCGGCGTCACGGTGACAGGAAAGCGGATAACCGGCTGCCCGGCACCGCCTCCACCGCCACCGGAAGACGTCGCGCTCGTGCCTCCCGGACACGCCCCGCCCCCGCCCCCACCCGCGCACCCACTCAGCCAGATCTTCGTCACGCCCTCCGGCACGGTGAAGCTGCCATTGGCGGCGAAGCGCTGAATGCCGAGCCCCGCGCTCTTGCGGCTGATGCTGCGAATCGCGCTCAACAGCTGCGTCAGGTCCGCCTCGCTGGGCGTCAGGTCGGCCGCCGTGATCACGGCCAGCAGTTCCTGCGTCACCCCGTTGCCCCAGTCCGCCGGAATCAGCGAACCCGGGGTGCCGGTCAGTGGGTTCTCATCGACGAACCTGCCGTTGACCAACCCGGCACTGGGCACACTTTTCGGATAATCCATCGGTCTATCCCCTAGTCATAGTTGATGTGCACCCGCGTATGGGCCGGTGCGCTGCGGTGGATCTGGCATTCCAGGGCCGAGCCCGGGTTCATGCCGAAACGCTCGCCCCAGTAACTCGCGCCAAAGCGGCGGCCCAGGAGCAGTCGTCCACCGGTGTTGAGCGTCCACATGAATTGCGCCTGCCAGGTGCCGAAATGCGCTTGGCCAAACCGCGCGCGGCCCATGCGCGGGGCTTCGTGCTCGGTGATGGTGGCGTTCGGATAGCCCTGGCTACGGGCGATCTCGATGTAATAGGCGAGCGCCTGGCTGCCGACGGCCAGCAGTCGCCGGCGCACGGCCAGGCGGCGGTCGTCGAACAGCGGGGTCGGGCCCAGGCAGGGGTCGGGCAGGTTCATCACCCGTTCCCAGTCCGGCACCAGTTCGCTGGCACCGGCCGGGTCCATTTCGTTGAGCAGGTCGGCGGCGCGAGCGTCGAGGCGGGCCAGTTCCCGGGACACGCCTTCGAGCACCTCCTCGAGCTCCGGCACCCGCTCCGGGTCCCAGGCCGGGCCGCTGGGCAGCAGGCTGCGCAGCTGGCTCTGGTACTGCGCGGCGGTTCTTACTCCAGCCATACGCAACCTCCGAACGTCAGCAACTGGTTACTGGCGGCGGGAACATCCGCGACCGGCGCGCTGAGCCGGTGATCGTTCTCGCCGGCGGCACTGCTGATGGCCTCGCGGATATGGCTGATCAGCAAGGTGTCGCCCAGGCCAGCCTCACGGTTGTGCAGATCGCGCAGCTGGGCCTCGACCGCCGCGCGTACCGCACTGGTGTCCGGCGACAACCGCAGGCTGTAGATCACGGGCGACTGCTGCGGCGCCAACACATGCAACTCGGCCGTCACCGGACGCAACGGTTCGATGTAGGTCTTTACCTCCGCCAGTTGCTCGGCATTCGGGATCGGTTGCGCATCGTCGTCGCGCATCACGAACAGCCCCACGGTGCCCGGCCCCAGGTAGCTGCCACGACACCACGCCCGAGTAATCCCCGGGCACTCCAGCGCCCAGGTTTCATAGTCCTGGGCCGAGCCGCCGTGGGGGATGATGCGGTAGGAGCGGATCACCCGCGCGCGCAGCGATTCCAGGCTTTCCGCGGCGACGCCACCGCTCAGGCCGGGGGCGAGCACGGTGAAGCTGTTGCCGATGCCCTGGATCGGTTGCACCGGGATCAGGTCCAGGCCGGCCTCGGCATTGCCCAGGGTGCCGGCGTCGAGGGCCTGGACGGTGGTGCTGTTGCTGCCGGCGCTGGTGGTGCGGGCGGCGGTGACTTTGTAGGTGCGGCCGTCACTGGCCTGCAGCAGGGTATCGACGTCCAGCACCGCGCCTGCCGCCGCCGTGAAGCTCACCGAACCGCTGGCCGCCTGGGCGGCCTTGCGTGGCTGGTTGAGGCGCAGCGCGGCGAAGCGTTCCAGGGTCGACTCGTCGGCCTTGTCCGGCAGAATCTGATCGGCGATCCAGTCCAGGTAGCCGTAGAGGCCATAGGCGGCGCCACCGAGGGTACGGGCCAGCACTTGAGCATCGGACTGGCGCAGCGCATCGCTGGCCAGGTCGCTTTGGGTGCGCTTGATCAGCACCGGCAGCGAAGGGGTATCAAAGGGCATAGGTCACCTGCCAACTGTTATCGGGGTTAATGTCCAGGCGTTCACCGTTGGCCAGGACCAGCGTCGTGCGCAGGTTCAGGCGCTGGTCGTCGAGACGTTCGCTGATGATCTCGACCGCGCTGCAATGGCCATCGTCGATCAGCCACTGCAGGGCTTCGCGGGCATAGAACTCGGCGTCGAGCTGGGTCTGGCGGGTCAGCTTGACCCGCCGCAGCAGCCACAGCCGCGAGCCGATGCGGTCGTCGGCCACGGTGGGAAAGCTGTCGCCCCACCAGCCGAAGCGTTCCTCGTCGTCCAGCGGGTCGTCGTCCGCCGCGCGGCGCCAGGTGAACAGGCTGATCAGCACGGCACGGGTCAGTGCGCGATGCAGGTCTTGGCTGATAAGCATCATTGGTCTCCCGCCGGCGCGCCGGTCTGCCCGCTACCCGACTGCACGCCGCCATGCACGTGCTTGATCTGGCTGATGCCGCCAGCGACCTGATCGCCCTGGGAGACGATCTTGCCGGTCTGGGTCAGGGTCGGGGTGTCGATGTGCACCGCGCTGCTGGCGCGGATATTGAGGGTGGCGGTCTCGATGTCGATGATCCGCCCGCGTTTGAAATGAATCTTGTCGCCCTCGTCGGTGTAGATCGCCACTTCGCCCGGGGCCAGGGCCTTGAGGCGAAAACGGCGGTCGGCGACCACCAGCACGACAGCATGGGAGCGGTCGCCGCCGAGAAAGGTGGCGATACCTTCGGCGCCGGCCAGCGGGTTGCTGGTGAAGCCGTAGGGTTCGAAGTGCTCCATGTCGTCGTTCACTTCGCCGGCGGTCAGGCGCATTTGCAGCGATTGCAGTTTGTTGGCCGAGTTGGCGAGCACGACGGTGCCGCGCGCCAACAGGCGTGTCAGTAGGCTCATGGTTTTTTCCTTGCCCCCTTTTGTAGGAGCGAGCTTGCTCGCGATAGCGGCCTTACAGGCACACCGTGTCGCCCCCATCGCGAGCAAGCTCGCTCCTACACTACCGGGGGGTTTTAGGCTTTCGGTGGCACCGGACTGGCGTCAAAGGTATGGGGCGGCGCCACTTGCAGGGTGGTGATCGAGCCCTGCTCGGAGAGCGAGTAGGTGACCTTGGAAATCAACAGGTCCTGGTCGAAACCCAGCACCGGGTCGATCACCCGCACCAGGGTGTTGTGGCGCCACAGCTCGCCGTTGCTCTGGCGCCAGCCCTGCACCTTGTAGGTGCTGGTCAGGGCCTTGCCGGTGCGAATGGCGCTTTCCCAGTCGGCCCGTTGCTGGGCCAGCTCCTGGGTCAGTTGGGCCGGCTCGTTGATCACCGTGACCCGCTTGCGCTTGGCCGTGCTGTCGCTGGCCACGCCCGACACTTCGCTGGCCGCGGCGCCGCTTTTCTGATCGTTGCCCTTGTGCTGGCCGATCACCCGGTACTCGGAAAACACCTGGCTGAAGTCCATCGGCGCGCTGGCCGAAAGGATGTTCTTGCCCAGCTCCAGCACATCCACCGCGCGCCCGCCGCTGCCCGGCCGGGCCAACAGCACCCGGCCTTCGGCGTCGTCGGTGGAGAACACCCGGAACAACGTCAGCAGGCGGTCGATGGACTGGAACACGGTTTCCCCGGGCACGATGCTGTGGCTGCTCAACCGCGTGGTTTGCGCGATCTCGCTGACCACCCCGACGCCGTAGGACGCGGCCAGGGCCTGGACGATTTTCAACAGGCTCTGTTCGCGCCATTGCCCGGGCTGGTTGATCGCCGCGCAATCCACCAGGTCCTGGGTCAGGGAACTGCCCTCGATGCTCAGGCCGATCTGCCGACCGTCATAGCTGATCGGCGCCTTGAACACATGGCCGCTGAGCAACAGGTCGGCGCCGATCCGCACCTGGCACTTGGCGCCGGGACGGATGCGCTGGTCCAGGGTCTGCCCCGGCCATTGCCAGGTGACGTCGAGCTTGAAGGTGCGAAACTGCCGCTCCAGATCGGCACTGATTTCCACGCTTTTCCAGCCGCCGTAATCCTGGCCGTCCACCGTCAACAGTACCCGGTTATCGAAGTTGCCCATGGCTCACTCCCCCGCCACTTTGACGTTGGTCGGCGGCAGGAAACCGGGATGGGCCACGCCGTTGCGCTGCTGCACTTCGGCCGCCCGGGTGGCATCGCCGAACAGCCGATAGGCGAGCACCACCGTCGGCAGGCTCTGCATCGGGTTCTTGACCACCAGCCGCACGCCGGACGAAGCCACCGCGGTGAGGTGACCGTAGACCAGCTGGCGCAAGCCGTTGAGCACCTCGTAGTGCACAGCATCGGCTTTTTCCGCCGCCTGCCAGATCGCCTCGTTGATCGAGTTGCGCAGCGCCAGCACCTCATCGGCCACCGGCACTTCCGCACGGGTCACCGGCTGGATCGCCTGCTTGGCCAGCGACGGCGTGCCGCTGAGCTTGACCGCCGGGGTCGCCACCGGCAGCGACGCCACGGCCTGGGCGATCCGCACCAGCACGGCATTCTGCACCAGGTCGGCCATGGCTTGCGCCGCGGCGGTGGTGTCCTTGCCGGTGGTGAGTTTCGGCGTGTCGATCTTCTTCACCGCCTCGACCTGCTGCGAGACGTTGGCCAGCACGCCGCGGTAACCGTTGCGCGCATAGTCCTTGAGGTCCTTGATGTCCCCCAGCAAGCCCTTGAACTCGGCGCTCACTTCCTTGGGCAAGTCCTTGATCGCCCGCACCAGCAGGTTGAGATCGCGGTAGGTGTCGATCAGCGGCTTGAGCTCCTGCTCGATGGTCTGGTAGACCTCCTTGAGGCTGTTGCGCAGATCGGCGATGCCGATACGCGCGGCCTTGACCAGGGTCATGGCCTCCTCGAAGCGGCGCACCGCCGAGCCGATAAGGCTGTCGGCCGACACCAGCAACAGCTGGCGGGTGTTGACCGTGGCGCTGGGGAACTGCAAAGGCTGGTCGGGGTAGAACTTCAGGGTGAAGGTCACCAGGCCGCCGTCCTGGCGGCTCTGGGTCATCTCGCATTCGCCGACCTTGACCTGCAGGCGCCCCAGCCACGGATGCACCAGTTCGCCACTGCCCTGCTCCAGCGCCTGGAGCAACTTGTCGCGCTGCTCCAGGCAATCGGCGCCGACGATGAACGCCGTCAGGTCGTGGGTCCGCGCCTGCCGCCCCAGGCTCTCGTAGAACGGCAGGTCACGCTGCGGGTACTCGTGCAACTGGCCCTTGTGGCCGACCGGGGTTTTCGCCTGGTCGACCCAGAACCCGACGCCACGAAACGACGCCGGCAACAAACGATCACGCCAGCTCATTGGAACCTCCTAGCGAAAGTGAGCGGTAGCCGACACGCGACGACAGCGCCACACCGGGTTGGTTGATGTGCGGCGCGCTGGTACGCAGGCCCGCCGGGGCGTTTTCGAAGCTCACCGTCAGCCCGCCCTGCAATTGCGTGCGGTTGTTGGCCGCGCTCTGCTGCAGCAGCGAGGTGGAGCTTTGCGGCAGGCCGGCGGAAAGCGCCGAAGAACCCGGCGCCGGCTGGCCGCCACCGAAGAATGCCGGCGCCAGCGCGCCTTTGCCTTCGGCATTGGTTTGCCGCTGCGCCTCGGTCAGGTTTTCCACCTTGCCGGTGACGCGGGCGACGAAACCGGCGAAACCGCCGTCGAACAGTTCCCTGATCGGCGCAATCACCGCCTGCAGCCGTTGCCACAGGCCGCTGAACCACTCGGTGATCGGCTCCCAGTTCTTGATGATCTGCCCCAGGGGCGACCACTCGAACAGGCCGCGCATGAACTCGATGGCCGGCGCCGCCAGGACTTTCAACACCTCCCAGAGGGCCGCGAACACATCGCTGATGGGCTGCCAGTTGGCAATGACCTGCCCCACGGGCGACCACTCGAACAGGGTGACAAAAAAGTCCTTGATGACCTGCGCCGCGCTTTTCAGGGTTGCCCAGATGGCGTCGAAGTAGGTGCCGATCGTGCCCCAGTTATTGATCACCATCCCCAGTGGCGAGGTATCGAACAACGTGACGAAGAAGTCCTTCACCTGTTGCGCCGGACCTTGCAGGCCGGCCCAGAGCGAAGCGAAGAAGCCGCTGATTGCGCCCCAGTTGTTGATCACCATCCCCAATGGCGTCCAGGCAAACAGGCCTTTGAGGAAGTCCATCGCCGGAACGGACAGCGCCTTGAGCAACTCCCAGAGCGCCGAAAACAGGCCGCTCAGCGGCGTCCAGTTTTCAATCACCAGCCCCAGCGGCGTCCAGGAAAACACCTGCCTGAAGAAGTCGACCACGGACGCGGCCATCGTCTTGAGCTGTTCCCAGAGACCGGCAAAAAAGCCGGTGATCAATCCCCAATTGGCGATCACCATCCCCAGCGGGGTCCAGCCGAAGACAGTCCTCAACCCCGCCATCAGTTGCGTGGCGGCGTCCTTGATGCCGGCCCAGAGGGTGACAAAAAACGCCGACAGCGGCTCCCAGTTGGCCACGATCAGGCCCGCCGCCACCGCGATCCCCAGGGCGATCAGGCCGATGGGCGAGGCCAGCAGGCCGCTGCTGAACAGGGTCACGGCGGACGAGGCCAGGGTCATGGCGCCGCGGATCGCGGTGAAGGCCAAGGCGCCGGCGGCGAGGCCCTGGACCAGTTGCGGGTTGCTTTCAGTGACCTTCGCCACAAAGCCCAGCAGCGGTTGCACGGCGGTCACTACCGAGTTGACCGCCGGCAGCAGCGCGCTGCCGAACTTTTGCGAGATGTCGTCGACGCTGTCGCTGAACGCCTTCAGGTTAGTGCCCGTCTCGCCCAGCACATCCTTGGGCGGTTCGATGCCCTGCGCCACCAGCTTGGCCCGCGCCGCCTGGTTCTCGAATTCAATGGCGGAATTGCCCCCCGCCACGAAAGGCGCGGCCAGGCCACCGCCCTTGATCAGGCCGGAAAAATCCAGCCCGCCCAGGCCGCTGTCTTCGATGCTTTTCTTGAAGCGGCTGACTTTCGAACGCACCTCGCCCAGCTCGGCGTCCAGTTTCTGCATGCCTTGCATGACCACCAGCATGTTCACCGTGGTCTGCACATGGGTCACGCTCAGGCGCTGTTTGATGCTCGTCTGATTCAAGCTTTGATTGATGTTCGCCATCACTGCACCTGCTGCATCGCATTGATCCGTTGCGCGTGCTCCAGGGACTCCCGGAGCACATCCAGTGGCCTGGCCATCATCTGTTCGGGGTCAACCTTCCAGAACCAGGCCAGGTCATAGGCAACCGCGATCAGGTCGCTGATGGCTCCGATGCCGCACTCATGAAAAAACTCGCGACCGCCCAGCTCAGGGCGTTGAGGTCGGCCAGGTCCAACTGGTTGACCGAGGACGGTGGGATGCCGGCACAGAACGCGATGTACTTGGCCGCGACGTCCATGTCGAGGCTGACTTCTTCGCTCTTGTCGATCTTGTACGGCAGCGCCTTGATCGCCCGCACCTCCTGCACCGTCGGGCGGCGCAGGGTCAGTTCGGTCAGCGGTTCGCCGTGGGCTTCGATGGCCACACGCAGCTTTACGCTATCGCTCATTGCCAGGTCCCCTTGATGCCTTCGAACTTCAGCTCGATGCTCGCGTCGTCACCCTTGGAAACCGGCTCTTCCACCAGGTAGGCGCCGGCCAGGACGTAGACCTTGCCGTTGCTGAACTCGCAGGTGACGGTCATGTCAGAGCCGGCCACCAGCTGCTTGAGCGGGAAGTCCGGGGTGTGCAGCGCCGTGACCTTGAAGGACGGGGCAATGTCGGTTTCCTTGTAGAAACCCGGCACGATGGTTTCCCGTTTCACGGACATCAGCGGCGCTTCGCAGCCGCCGTTGATGGTCAGTTGAGCGCCGTCCACTTTGACGTAGCAGGTGCCCGCAATCAGTTGACCCATGGTGTTTCTCCCAAAAAATGAGCCCGCACCAGGCGGGCTGGAAAAGCGCAGTGAAAGAAGCTCGGCTTAGGCCGCCGCGTCGTACTGCAGACGGAATTGGTTGAGCAGCGCGAACACACGCAGGCCGTTGATGTAGTCCGGCGGGAACAGCACGTTGACCCGGCTCGGGTCCTGGCTGTCGCGCTCGACGATCAGGTGCTCGGCGAACAGCTCGGCGTTCTCCACATGGCCTTCCAGCTCGAGCTTGGCGTACTGGGCGATCAGCTCGCCGCGAATGGTGCTCGGGGTCACGATCGGCTGGCCGGCGCCGAAGCGGGTGCCGTCGGCGGCCAGTTTGTGGCGCCCGTACTTGCTGGTGATCACACTTTGCAGGCGGCGCACGATAAAGGCCGACTGGTGCATGGTTTCGCTGTCCAGGTAGGAGTTGTCGGCCTGGCCGTAGGCGTTCTTCTGGTAGGTGGTGATCGAACGCTGGATGCGCACGTAGCCGCCTTCGTAGTAGGCGGTGGCGATGCCGTAGCTGAGCAGCGATTGACGCTCGGTCAGGGTGAAACGCTCGCTGGCCGGCGCCGGATCGACACCCGGCAGGCTGCCGCTCTGGGTCGGACGGCTGGCATCGGCGGAGATGAACACCGAGGTGCGCGCGGCCAGTGCCGCGGCCTGCACCCAGAACGGTTGCGGTACGCCCGGCTCCAGGGCCTGGATGGTGATGTGCTGGTCGTTGCGTGCTTGCCCGGCCGCCACCAGGGTGCCGACGGTGCCGCGCTTGGCGCTGTAGACGTGGCCGAACAGTTGCTTGGCCCAGGACCAGCGACCGCTGCTGTCATCCATGACGGCTTGCCAGGCGTTGAGGGTCGCGGTGTCGGTCCACGGCATGCAGATGAACTCGAAGGGTTCATCGCCCAGGGCAGCCAGCGCGGCGACCTGATCCGGCACGCCGGCGCCGCCAGCCATCTTGCCGACGGCCACGCTCAGGCCGGCCGGGGTTTCTTCGCCGTTGCTCTTGCCCAGGCGGTTGAGTTGCAGGCTGATGTCGTTAGCGCTGTCGCCGGTCCATTTGGCGGTCAGGGTCAGGGTGCCTTCGACCGCGGCGGCGCTCACCGGCAGGTCGGCGGCGGCATTGATTTTCAGCGCCAGCGCGCTGGCTGCCTGCGCCGCGGTGGCGGCATTGACGATGGCGGCCTGAACCCGCACCCCACCGACATACAGGTTGAGCACGCCACTGGCGCTGGCGGTGCCGGTGAACGCCAGCTCGGCCTTGGCCACGCTGCCTTCGACGTTGTGCAGCGGCAGGCACCAGATCTCGCCGACCGGGTCGGTCTTGCGGAAGGTTTCGTACATGGCGGCGAGCATCGAGCCCTGGCCGCCGATGCTCTTGGCCAGCGCGACGCTGGACACCAGCACCAGCTTGCCGGTTTCGGCAGGCGCGACGTTGTCGTTGACCTGGGCCACGATCAGTCGGCGCATGGCCGAAGAAGCGCTATTGGCCGCCGAATTGTCCATCTCGGCGTAGAACAGCGGCACACGAATGTCCGCCGGAATATTGCTGAATCCGATCGCCATTATTTGGCTCCTTGTGGTTTGGCCGCCTTCGCGGCCTTGAGGGTGATATCGCCATCGGCCAGACGCCGGCGCCACCAGGCGTTGTCGTCGACTTCACGGCCTTCCAGCGGCAGCAGGTCGCCGGCTTCGGGGTCCGGCACGGCGCGGCCCGCGGCCGGCAGCACAGTGATGCGTTTGCTCATTGCGTTACGTCTCCAGAGAAAGTCAGTTCCAGGCGCCCGTCGGGCCCCGGGTGTTGCAGGTTGGGATCCGCCGGGTCGATGGCATCGACCCGCACCGTGACCCCGGTAAAGGACGGCAGGCCGTCCAGTTCACGCTCACGCCAGGTTTCCGCCGGCTGGCTGGCCAGGTTGCGTCCCAGCTGGAACTCGGCGAAAAAACGCAGCTGATAGAACAACCGCGTGGCGCTGAGCGAAACCAGTTCGCCACCGTCGTATTCGATCGGGTTGTAGTCCGCGCCCGGCTTGAACCCCACCAGCGCCCGCCACAACTCGGCCCGCAAGCTTTCGAGTTGCTCCAGGGCCTGCCGGACATCGCTGGCATCCAGCACCAGGGTGATCGCCAAGCGGTCGCGGATGGCCTGGCGGGTGACGTTCTGCCCGGTGCTCGGGCTGGCCAGATCGGCGATCGGCGTCACATGGGCACTGGGGGTGGGCAACACGGTATTGCTTTGCAGCAGCGCGAGATCGACGCCGACGGCCACCTGATTGGCCAGGCCGGGGCAGTGATCGCGCAGTTGCGTGAGGATCGGAGTGATCTTCATCAAGAAGCTCCAAAACTGAGTGAATGGGAAACCATCAGGCGCGGCCACAACGGATCGCCCAGGCAGCGGGCGCCCGGGCAACAGGATGGAGCCGTAGAGAAGAAGGACGCGGGAGAACAAGATGCCGAGCAAGGCCCGGAATTAAGGCTGCTGCTCCAGGCAGGTTGCCTCGATCATGCAGCGATAGTTTTTCTCGCGACTGCCTGATATCAGGGTTTGAGGTTGCCGAGGGGGTAATGCGGATGTGGCGCGCGATGAAGGAACAGCGAACGTCGGGTTGAGCAGTGCTCTTGATCGCCAGGTCGGCGAGCGGCGTCAGGGACGGGATGGGTGATGCAATGGATGGTTCATGAGGCTTCGCTGAGATCCGGCATCACCTTCGATTGACACCCCAGCCCTGCGAGCGATTCGCCTTGACCGAA